CCAAGCAAGTGTCGGAGTTGTTTTGACAGAGGAAAAAATGAAAGGAAAATCTACTGTATCTTCTGTAAAAAGTGCAACGCTGAATAATTGGTATTCGGAAAGTAAGGCATTGGCTAGTATATTAGAAACAGATTGTTTCGCTTATGTAGAAAACAAGCTATGCATCTACAATAATAAATATATTCAGCGCGATGAGACTGGAAGAATATTTCTTACAAATTATGCCAAGGAACATGAAGAAGAATGTTTCCTTCAATTTATTATTGATAATGAAACTGGAAAATTGCATTATGTAACATTACCTACAGCTATGGCGAGCAAATCTTTCAATTACTATGATGAAATAAATGAAGATTTACTTACACAATATGGACTTGTGAATGAAATATCTCATGAAATGTTGGTTGCCATAAATGGGCTTGACTTCGGTGGTGCTCTCACTAAGCTGATGAGTAAGAATATATGCAGTTATTCTGTACGATTATTGAGGGCTACAACTGGGTTAGATAATAACACTATTAGTAACTTAAGAAAGGGAGCAAACCTCACAAAACTTAATGTTATTTCCGCGTGTTTGGGTATACATATTCCATTTCGCGTTAGTAACAAGATGCTGCAACTTGCTGAGTTGTCTTTAAACTCTGAATTGCCGGGGAAAAAAGGTGCAGAAAATAGCATATATGATTCCCTTCTACATTTGAAATGGGCAACTGATTATGATGATGTCTATGAAGAATTAAAGGATCAAAGCTATGATTATTTGATTCACCAGCCCCCAGTGAAAAAATAAATATATTAAAAAATAGATCAGACTTGAAAGAAGTCTGGTCTATTTTTTTTGCTCAAAAATTTTTTTGTTGAACTTTCTTCAACGAAATCTCTCGCTAATTTGGTGGATTTTCAAATACAGAATTGAATAAGTCAGTAATTAAGGCTTTTTGGGTGTTGAACTTTCTTCAACGGGCAAAAAAGCTAGAAAGTTTAAAATGAATTTATAGTAAAACAAATATCACAAGGCCTGATTAGCTATAGGGCATTGGGATACAAATATCGGAATCTTCACAGCTAAAACTGTGAAAGTTGCGATAGAAGTACCCTTTATTTCCTATGGTCTAATCAGGCTTTTTTTGAGTCGGTACTTCTAAAGCACCAATATTTGTATTCCTTGCCCTTCTGCAAGAAACAGGCAGAAAGGACAAGAGAATGAAATTAAAGATTCGTTATGAACAAAAGTACGAAATAGTGGAGGTTAACAGTGAAGAGATGTGGGTCAGCTTGTCACTTGAAGGTGGCGAAGATCTAACGCAGGAAGAAAAGGAAACTCTTATCCAAGATACTTTTGAGGATCGGTTCAATAAGCCGGAATATAACAACTGGCATAAATTTGATAGACACAGGGGCATGCCCAAGAAGCCATTTCGCAAGGATGACGAGGCTGAAGATGAAATCGATCATATGGACTATTTTCCTGATAATTCAGATGAAGAGGCTCGGGAGAAGCAGGCAGAGTATGAATATATCTGTGAAATTATTCGCAAGAATCTCAAAGAAAAACAGGCAGAACTTCTCATAGCTATCGTCATGGATGGCATTTCTGTAACAGAATATGCAAGGCGTGAAGGGGTTACAGTAGGTGCCATTTCACATCGCATGGAAACTGCAATGAAAAATTTCAAAAAAGTTTTTCCTAAATCCTCAACTTTCCGCTCTTCTCAAGGCTAAAAGGTAGAGGGCAGTACATAAACGCTCTCGGAAAGAGGTGAAGAACATGAAACACAATTTGAAAATCAGTGTTTCAAAACATCCACAATCTGGCGGGATTGTTTCCTGTCGAAATGTCACCATTAGGGAGCGTTTCCTTCGTTTCTTACTTGGTGATAAGCAGAAACTGACCATCCTTGTTCCAGGTGATACCGTACAGGAACTCGCTATCTGTGAGATTAAGGAGGGAGGGGTAAGTCATGAGCAAAATCAAGTTACTCCTTGATGTGGTTTCTGATATGCGTTCTTTGGCAGACAGCATACAGGCGGTTGCAGAAGTAATGGCGGGCAATGAACCTGTCGAAACAAAAGAACCGACTACAACTGTAAAAGAGCCTAAACCAAAGAAAAAAGAAATCACCTTGGAGGAAGTCAGAGCGAAACTCGCTGAAAAGAGTCAAGCCGGTCTTACTGCTGAAGTGAGGGAGATTATAAAAAAATATGGCGGCTCTAAATTAAGTGAAGTTGATTCAAAACATTATGCAAATATGCTGAAGGACGTGGAGGTACTTGGCAATGAGTGATCACGCAGTACTTTCCGCATCTGGGTCGCATAGGTGGCTTCACTGTCTTCCGTCTGCAAGATTGGAACAGGAGTTTGTAAATAACGAATCCAATGCAGCAGCCGAAGGTACCGCCGCCCATGCTCTTTGTGAACATAAACTTAAAAAAGCACTTCATATGAGAAGTAAGCGTCCTATCTCGGATTATAACACCGATGAGATGGAAGAACACAGTGATGCTTATGTGGAATTTGTAATGGAGCAGCTTGAAATGGCGAAGCAAAGCTGTACGGACCCGCTGGTACTTATTGAACAACGTCTTAATTTTTCTTGCTATGTGCCACAGGGATTCGGAACCGGTGACTGCATCATCATTGCCGATAAAAAGCTTCATATTATCGATTTTAAGTATGGCATGGGGGTGCTGGTAGATGTGGTGGATAACCCACAGATGAAACTGTATGCTCTTGGAGCTTTGGAAATCTACGATAGCCTATATGACATTGAGGAGGTTTCCATGACCATCTTCCAACCACGCAGGGAGAATGTCAGCACATGGACTATATCAGTAAAGGAATTAAAAGATTGGGCAGAAAATGAATTAAAACCAAAGGCATTGATGGCCTACGATGGTGAAGGTGAGTATCTTCCAGGTGAATGGTGTACTTTCTGTCTAGCTGCTGTTAAATGCCGTGCAAGAGCGGAAGAAAAGCTGAAACTGGCACAATCGGAGTTTAAATTACCACCTCTTCTTACGGACGCTGAAATTGAGGAAGTCCTTGCTAAATTGACAGACCTTACAAAGTGGGCAAATGAAATCATTTCTTATGCCACAGATGCTGCAGTCAATCACGGTAAAGAGTGGCATGGGTTTAAGATTGTTGAGGGTCGGTCTGTCCGTAAATATAAAGATGAAGATGCTGTGGCTGAAGCAGCCAAGGCAAACGGCTATAAGGATATATACCGTCAGAGTCTCATTACACTAACAGAAATGCAGAAGTTGATGGGTAAGGCAAAATTTGAAGAAATTCTCGGTGGCCTCATACATAAACCACCGGGCAAACCGACGCTGGTCCCACTTTCAGATAAGCGTCCGGTTATGAATGTATCAAACGTAAAAAACGAATTTAACGAAATAACGGAGGTATTGGGATATGAATAATCAAAACAGAACTAAGGTTGTTACAAGTGTAAACACACGTCTAAGCTACTTTCACGGCTGGGAACCGGTTTCCATCAATGGCGGAGCGGAAAAGTACAGCGTTTCAGTACTGATTCCCAAGACAGATCAGGAAACCATCAATGCAATTAATGCAGCAGTAGATGCAGCTATTGAAGAAGGCATTGCAAAGTTTGGAGGTAAGAAACCGAATAAGGCTGCTATCAAGTTGCCACTTAGAGATGGGGATGTGGAACGTGACGATGAGGCTTACAAAGGTCATTATTTTGTAAATGCCAACAGCAATACTCCACCTCAGATTGTAGACAAAGCGGTCAGACCTATTCTAGATCGTAATGAGGTGTACAGCGGTTGCTATGCAAGAGTATCCCTTAATTTCTATGCTTTCAACTCAAATGGCAATAAGGGTGTGGCCTGTGGACTTGGCAATATCCAGAAGGTAAGGGACGGAGAGCCTTTAGGTGGCAGAACCAATGCTGCGGATGATTTCACCACTGTTGAAGATGATGATTTCCTGGCATAACAGATAAAAAATTAGACAGACGAGGTGGCGGAGGAAGTTCTTCTGCCACTTTGTTTGTATTCGAAAGGACGGTAATATATGAATTCTATTTCTATTGACATAGAGACGTTTTCGAGTGTCAATCTTCAAAAATGCGGAGTTTACCGTTATGTCGAGAGTGATGATTTTGAAATTCTGCTGTTTGGCTATTCCGCTGACAATGGTGAAGTGCAGATTGTTGATCTTGCCTGTGGAGAGGAAATCCCGGAGGAGATTATTAATGCCCTCATGGATAATTCCGTAACCAAGTGGGCTTTTAATGCAATGTTCGAGCGTGTTTGTATATCGAAATGGCTTAATCTTTCAGAATATCTTGACTCCGTATCATGGAAGTGCTCCATGATATGGTCGGCATATATGGGACTTCCTCTTTCTCTAGAAGGTGTCGGTGCTGTTTTAGGATTGGAAAAACAAAAGCTAACTGAGGGTAAAGACTTAATCAAATACTTTTGTACACCTTGCTCTCCCACAAAATCAAATGGGGGTCGAGTACGAAATCTGCCGGAACATGATCAGGATAAATGGGAGCGTTTTAAAGCCTATAACCTTCGTGACGTGGAAGCCGAGATGTCTATAAAGCAGAGATTATCCAAGTTTCAGATGCCGGAGAATATATGGACGGAATATCATCTTGACCAGGAAATCAATGATCGTGGCATTGCCATTGATATGACCTTTGTCAAACAAGCTGTCGCAATAGATGAACATACTCGTGAAAAGCTAACTGCTCTAATGCAGGACATGACTAATCTGGAGAATCCAAACTCGGTGCAACAAATGAAAGGTTGGCTTTCAGAGAATGGGTTAGAAACAGATACCCTTGGTAAAAAAGCAGTTTCAGAGATGTTAAAGACAGCACCTGAACCATTAGGCACTGTTTTGGAGCTTCGTCAGCAACTTGCTAAATCATCTGTGAAGAAATACACAGCAATGGAAAATGCGGTATGCCATGACGGCCGTGCTAGAGGGATGTTTCAGTTTTATGGAGCCAACAGAACCGGTAGATTTTCTGGGCGGCTGATTCAATTGCAGAACCTCCCTCAAAACCATATGCCTGATTTGGAACAGGCTCGTGCTTTAGTTCGTAGTGGAAACTTTGATGCATTGACTCTGCTCTATGATTCCGTACCTGAGGTCTTATCGGAACTTATCCGTACTGCGTTTATACCGCAAGAGGGTATGAAGTTCATCGTTGCAGACTTCTCAGCGATTGAGGCTCGTGTCATTGCCTGGCTTGCAGGTGAGAAATGGAGAACAGAGGTGTTCCAAAAGGGTGGTGACATCTACTGTGCCAGTGCCTCTCAGATGTTTAATGTACCTGTTGAAAAACACGGTGTGAACAGACATCTTCGTCAAAAAGGCAAAATAGCCGAACTTGCACTCGGCTATGGTGGGTCTGTTGGAGCATTAAAATCGATGGGTGCTTTGGAGATGGGAATTGAAGAAGAGGAACTTCAGCCTCTTGTAAATGCTTGGAGACAGTCCAACCCCAATATCACAAAACTTTGGTGGGATGTTGACCGTGCGGTAAAAACCTGTGTTAAGCAGAAAACTCCCACAGAGACACACGGCATTCAATTTATATATCAAAGTGGAATGCTCTTTATTGTTCTTCCTTCCGGTAGACGGCTTGCCTATGTAAAACCTCGTATGGGAGAGAATGTTTTTGGCGGTGAGTCGGTTACTTATGAAGGTGTCGGCGGAACGAAAAAATGGGAAAGAATCGAAAGCTACGGACCCAAATTTGTAGAGAATATTGTTCAGGCAATCAGCCGTGACATTTTGTGCTACGCCATGCAGACATTAAAGAATTGTTCTATTGTGGCTCATGTACATGATGAAATTATTATCGAAGCAGATATGAGAATGTCACTTCCTACCGTTTGTGAACAGATGGGACGAACACCAAGCTGGGCAAATGGCCTGTTACTTAGTGCCGATGGCTATGAGTGTCAGTTTTATCAAAAAGATTAAATTAATTTTTCAAAATCCTCAACATTCATTACCTCCTGTGGCTATTAGGTAGAGGAACTTTCCTCTGACTAAATTACAGGAGGTAATTCGTATGGACGAATTAGTAAGAATCAACTATGAAAATCATCGACCAACCGTACTCGGTCGTGATTTACATGAAGCCTTGGAAGTCAAGACAGCGTATAAGGACTGGTTTCCAAGAATGTGTGAGTATGGATTTGAGGAAGGGTCAGACTTTAGCTCATTTTTGAGCGAAAGTACTGGAGGCAGACCAAGCGTAGATCATCAGCTTACCATCGACATGGCAAAAGAGCTATGCATGATACAGCGTACTCCAAAAGGAAAGCAGTGCCGCCAATACTTCCTTGATATTGAGAGGAAGTGGAATTCACCAGAGGCAATCATGGCAAGGGCACTACAGTTAGCCAATCAACAGCTAACTCAAATAAGACATCAAAATAAACTGCTTGAAGGTACGATTGCTGTTCAGAATCAACAGATTACAGAAATGAAACCGAAGGTGTCCTATTATGATGTGGTTCTAAATTGTAAAGACCTTATTTCAACATCGGCAATTGCTAAGGACTATGGCAAGTCTGCTATATGGATGAACCGTTATCTTCATGATAAAGGTATCCAGTTCAAGCAGGGTGACATCTGGCTTTTATATCAGAAGTATGCGGAGAAAGGCTACACCAGTACCAAGACACATAGCTACCTTGGCAGTAACGGAGAACAACATACAAAGGTTCATACTTACTGGACACAAAAAGGCAGACTCTTCATTTATGAACTGATGAAGGCAGACGGTATCTTACCACAGATAGAAATGGAGGGTGCGTAATGGGAATCAGCAAATTCAATTCTGAGGGTTACCATGATCCAACTCCTCATGAAGCACTGACCAACATAATGAGAAGGGAAAAGGCAGATAAAAAATCTGCCTTTAAGCCGCTTGTATATATTTGTTCTCCCTATTCCGGTGATATAGAAGGAAACGTTGAAAAGGCTCGTAGCTTTTGTAGATTTGCCTTGGAGCAAAATTGTATACCAATTGCTCCCCACCTTATGTTTCCGCAGTTTATGGATGATGAAAACCTAAATGAACGGGAACTTGCAATTTTCATGGATATCGTGCTCATGGGAAAGTGCTCTGAGGTATGGGTGCTTGGGAACATCATCTCAAGCGGTATGGCAAGGGAGATTGAAGTAGCTAAAAAACGCAGACAGACGGTCAGATATTTTAATCCGGAGTATAAGGAGGTCGAAAGTCTATGAAAATTGCAGTGGGCAACAGCCGGATGGATAAAAAGTGGAAAAACAGTGATGTTTCATGGGAGGGTTTTTGCTCCCGTGTAAAAACGACACAACGTACCACGGAAACGGTAGAGGAATATCGGAAACTTAAAAAAGGGCAACAAGATGGTATCAAGGATGTAGGTGGCTTTGTAGGAGGGCATCTAAAAGAAGGAAGGCGAAAGAAGGGTAATGTTCTATGCCGCTCTTTGCTTACCCTTGATATGGACTACGGTAAACCAGATATCTGGGAGCAAATATCAATGCTTTTTGATTTCAAATGCTGCGTCTACTCCACCCATAAACACACACCAGAAAATCCAAGACTTAGGCTCATTATTCCACTTGCACGTGAAATCAGCGAAGAAGAGTATGCAGCCGTTGGACGTATGGTGGCAAAAGAAATCGGTATTGACCTTTTCGATGACACGACATATGAAGCGCATCGCCTTATGTATTGGCCATCCACATCCTCAAACGGTGAATTTGTCTATGAAGAGCAGGATGGAGCATTACTTGACCCTGATAGTTATCTTTCAAAATATGATAACTGGCATGATACGTCAACTTGGCCGGTATCAAGCAGGCAGTCTGAAGTCATTAATCGCAATCTTAAAGAGCAAGCAGATCCGCTTTTAAAGGAAGGTGTAGTAGGAACATTCTGTCGTGCCTATTCCATTTGTGAAGCAATAGAGAAATTCTTAGGTGCAGTTTATGCCCCATCTGCAATGGAAGGACGCTATGATTATATCCCGGCTGACAGTAGTGCAGGTGTGATTATCTATGATGATAAATTCGCATACAGCCATCATGCCACAGATCCGGCAAGCGGTCTACTCTTAAATGCTTTTGACCTCGTTCGTATTCATAAATTCGGTTCTTTAGATGATAAGGTCTCCACTACTACGGCTCCCGGCAGGATGCCGTCTTTTGTAGCAATGTGTGAGTTTGCCATAAAAGACGATGCAGTGAAAGCAGAATTTGCCAAGGAAAGACAGGCTCAAGCTGAAGAGGAGTTTAGCGATGAAGATTGGCAGACGGGACTGGAACTGGATAAGCAAGGTCGAATAAAAGACACATTGGACAACATTGTCCTAATTATTCGTCATGATGAGAATTTACAACATATAGCTTTCAACTGCCACCGTGATGGCATTGATGCCAAAGGTGGTTTGCCTTGGGAACAGATTAAGGCTGGCTGGAATGATTCAGATAACGCATTACTTAAAGTGTACTTAAGCAGTATGTATGGAGTTTATTCTCCTACTAAGACCAAGGATGCAGTGGTAGCTGTAGCTACGGAGAGAGCCTACCATCCTATTAAGGAGTATCTGAACTCCCTGCCAAAATGGGATGGTATCAATCGGGTGGAAAACCTGCTTATTGAATATTTCGGTGCAACGGATAATTCCTATACAAAAGCAATTATTCGTAAAACAATGGTTGCAGCGGTAGCCCGTATTTATAGACCAGGTACAAAATTTGACAGTGTCCTGATCTTAAACGGACCCCAGGGCATCGGCAAGTCTACC